ACACGCAATAGCTTGTCATGCTTGTCCCCTTGCTCGGATGGCTTTAGCCACAACAGTCCCATAAATTTTTACGCCTGTCGGTATGTGCGTATCACAAACAGTGGCTGCTGCCAATTTTGCACACGCCTCACGCTCATCAGCGCGGGCTGCTGCTTCTACCAATACAGCAAACCTTTCAAGGAACCACACAAAAACATCATGATTCATTCCTTGCGGAAGTTTTTTGTCTAACAGTAATGCGGTTACTGGATCAACTTTACGGGCCATGTTTATCGTGTCTCTCATTTAGTTTCTCCCCTTGCTCGAATGGCCTCTTGGAAATGCCACGGCGCTCCATGTAAAGCAGACAGATGAAGCATTGCTTCACGCTCGGCTTGTACGGCTTCTCGCACAGCTACGCAAATAGGTTGGGTGCAAAACGGGCTGCACGAATGGATGTCATAGTCCAGCCCCAATTCACGCGCATTCTCAGCCTTTTTATCCAAAGCAATCTGACGTTTGCGCCAGCCTGAATCGTTCATATCGTGCCTCTCAGTTCCCAGCCAAGTAAAAAATATTTCCAACGTGTTTGAAGCGAAGGAACGGCATAACGTCCATTTTTTGCTTTGGTAAAATCATCATGACCATTAGCCATCATGATTGACTCAAAGGTTTTTTGGGCTTGCGTCATATCTTCCCCTTTGGTACTGCTAACAGCCATTTGTCACCAAGATGGCGAAGGCTGCGCGCCCACTGGCGCTGATACGCGCGTCGGCCGGGGAATAGGGCGCGCGCTTGGGTTAGTCGGACTGTGTTCATTTGGTTGCTTCTCTCAAAAGTTCTACGCGCTCTCTAGCCACACGCAGAGTGTTGTAACGCTGGTGCAGACGCTCCAGCACGGTGACGCGCTTGTGGGATGCGCGCTCTTGGTTTAATAAATCCAAAACCTCGTCCTCAGTTTTTACGCTCAGGTCACTGTTTAGTTTTCGCCATGTAATCATTGATCTGTTCCTCCAACTTTTGCACTTCACCATCGGTGCGCATATAACTGCGAATGGCCGAGTTCATCTGTCTTTCTTTGTGCTTGGCCTCAGACCTTGCGGCCTTCAACTTGGCTTTCCATAAATCAATGCGTTTCATTTAAGCGCCTCCAGTGCAATTTCAGATACGGCCTGCTTAGTGTGCAGCGCCGCCCATATTTTCTCGTCTACAGTTTTCTCAGTCATCAGTACATAGACCCACACGTCATGCCGCTGGCCGCTACGATGCAGCCTTCCGACGGTTTGCTCGAATAACTCAAGACTCCACGGCAAGGACAAAAATACCATGTGTTGCCCGCCATGTTGTAAGTTAAGGCCGTGACCTGCGGATTTAGGATGCACGGCAAGGATTCGTACCTGACCTGCATTCCATCGAGCGATTGCATCATCGTCATCAAGTGTTGTGATGGTGAATCGTCGCTGGAGTTCGGCAAGTTCTTCTTTGTACGTGTAAACAATGATGGTGTTGGCATTTTGGTTCTCCTCAAGTAATTCAGTCAATCGGTCAAATTTATGACTGCTAAACCATATGGGGGTCTGTGTTACAGTGAACTTACCGGGTGTTTCGGAGGCCACTGATTTGGTGTCGTAAACAAAGCCCGACGCCAGTTGTTGCAACTTGCCAGTGACGACGCCTGCGTTAACCGCCGTGATGGTGTCCAGCACAAAGTCTTTTTTCAGCTTGTTGTACGGTGTCAAGTCCATCTTGCATTTAAGTTCAACCGTATGGCAGGGCGGCAGTTTGTCCTTGTACACGCCAGGCTCCAGCACAAACGTCGCCGGTTTAATCTTGGCCATGACACGATCCAGCGCGCCGGGGCGCGGCATCCACTCGCCAAACTCAGGGTTTATCAGCACAAAATACTGCTGCATAAACGCGCCTTTGGCCCGGCCTAACAGCGCCTGGTCTACGATCTTGCACTGGCCAAACACGTCCTCAAGTCCGTTGCTGGTGAATGAGCCGGTCAAACCCCACCGCACGCGCATTGGGTCCATGATCTTCAGCAGCGCTTTAAAGCGTGTTCCCGACGGGTTCTTGAGGCGCGTCAGTTCGTCAAACACAATGCCGTCAAAGTTCAGTTGCTGCGCCGCCAACCATTGGATGTTGTCGTAGTTGGTAACCACGATCTTGGCATTGCTCTTAAGCGCGGCTAGACGTTCTTTCGGTGTGCCTACGGCGACCGCCAGTGAAACCATTGGTGCCCACTTGGGCTGCTCGACTGGCCACACGTCGGTGCAGACGCGCTTAGGCGCCAGCACAAGAAAGCGCTTAACGTGTTCGTCGCGCAACATCTCCCACATGCCCGTCAACGTGATGGCGGTCTTGCCCGCGCCCACTGGCGCAAGAACCATCGCACGGTCATGCTCGTAGATGAAGTCGGCGGCCAACTCCTGATAGGGTCTTAACTCCATTGCGCTGCCATCGCGTCAGCGATACCTTGATAAGTTGTACTGCGCAGTTTCCAACGATCGGGCGATGGTGGCATACGATGCACTTTAGCTTCGCGCCCGTCCACAATGTTAGTAGGTACTAACAACGGCAAACCTTTGAGCCAAAGGCACGTCGCTTTAGTTTCGCCGTGGCCAAACTGCCAAGGCTGAATGATTTGGTCAGGCTTGCGGATGCGGCTGCTAATGATACTGATTGGATTCTCAAGCGCAATCTTGGCAACGGGCGCGTCAAGCAGGCGCTGAACAAACGCCAAGGCTTCTTGCTGTACGCCGCTGGCTTGCTTAGCCGCAAAGTGCCGAGCGCCGCTGACTGCCAAGTGCGTGCAAGGTGGATGCGCAATCATTAAATCCCAACCGTCATTAACGACATCAAACACGTCGCCTTGATAGTGTGGCCCTGCCACGTCAGTTGGCAGTAGGTCGCAAGACATAGCGATGTGACCGCGCGCAATAAATGCATCGCGTACACGGCCGCTGTATTCACAAGCAACAAGAACTCTCACTTGCGTGACTCCAAGTCGATCAGCAACTCGATGTAATGCTTGGCTTTCTCAAGGTCAGCAATGCCGTTCTTGTTGCGCCAGCGGCTGACGTACTTGACGACGTTGCCTTCCAAGTACCCCATCGCGTTGGCGTGGATGTACTGGACTGGCTGGATTGGCATGTCCTTGTAGTGGCTACCGTCAACTTGTTTGTCTAGCGAATTCATTCTTTGTTCCATTCATCCGCAATTTGTTTTGCGCGATCTTCAGTTGTCACGACAGCGCCGGGCTTGTCGGGAAACGTCAAACAGTTAAAACCGTTCTTGTTCATCACGCCCCACCAACCGTATGGGCCGCCAAGGTCTTCGGCGCGGTACGGGGGGAACGCAAAGTATTTAGCGGGTACTCCATTCATCAATCTGCTCCTTAGTCCATAAACATACATATCGTTGACGCAACAGCGTCATGTCAACCGCAAACATTTTCTGCAAGGGTGACAGCCTGCCGCCTTTTGTCTTGAGTTCCACAAACCACGTCTGCCCATCGGGCAGGCAAGCGATCCGGTCGGCTACGCCTTTGCGTCCTGGTGACGTAAACTTCCACGTCTTGCCGCCAGCGCGCTCGACGGCCCAAACAAAGTGTCGTTCAACTTCTGATTCTTTCATGGCCTAAAATATATCATGTAAAAAAGTTTTGCACAACAATTATTTTTGATGTACACTGGCTTTCCCATCAACTAAAGGACAGTACACATGAAAATAGAATTCACCCGCGCTGAGATTGAGCGCATCATCTTGGACCATCTTCGTGATGAAGTTGCGCCCTACGTTAAATTTCAGCATCCCGTGGCCAACGAATGGGGCTTGCCCGCCATCATCATTGTGGAGTCAGCAGAATGAAAGACCCTGAATTCAAATACGTAGAGGTAACGGTTAAATTTGTTGGCGACAACTATCAAGAGACGCGTGAGATGTACTCTCAGCGCATCAACTTTGTGTGGGCGTTTTTAAACCGTCCAATGCTTATCCAACAAATTGTGGCAGTCGTTAACGAGTTGGCGTTGCCTGACCTTGTTCACCGGTCGCCTACCCCCGGCTCTCAAATGGAGAAAAAAGATGCAGCACAGTAATATCGTCGGCGGCTCGACCGCCAAGCGCGTCATCAACTGCCCCGGCTCCGTAGTGCTGGTGCAAAAGATGCCTACCAAGCCATCCAGCGAACACGCTGACCGTGGCACGCTGTTGCACAACGCCATTAGCGCCATCTTGGAAGACATGAACGTCGATGTGATCGGCATGAAGTACAAAGACCAAGTGCTGACGCAAGACTTGTACGACGAGAAGATCATGACGGCGCTGGAGCTGTTAGATGAAGTAGACCCAAACAAGGAGATGATGTATGAAGTTGAAACCCGTGTTGGCTTCGGTGATCTCTTGCCTGGGGTATTTGGCAGCACTGACTTGGTTGGCCGTATTGGTACTCGTGCCATTGTTCTTGATTGGAAGTTTGGTGACGGCGTTGTCGTCGATGCTGAAGAAAATGATCAGTTGATGTTCTACGCGGCTGCGGCCATGCGCACGCCAGAGGCAGCGTGGGCGTTTGATGGCGCAACCGAGATCGAGTGCGTCATCGTGCAGCCGCCTATGATGAAGCGCTGGGTCACCACAAGAGAGCGCATTGCGCAGTTTGAGCGCGATCTGGTCAAGGCCGTGAAGGCTGCACAGTTACCCAACGCCAAGCTGGCCGTGGGCGACCATTGCCGTTGGTGCGCCGCCAAGCCGGTGTGCCCCAAGATGACCGGCGCTGTGGACCGTGCGCTGCAAGTGCAACTGAAAGAAATAGACGTTGACACGCTGGGCAAATACCTGAAGAATGCAGACCTCTTAGAGGACTGGATCAAAGACCTGCGTGGTCTGGCGATGCAGTTGCTTGAGAAGTCTATGCCCGTGCCGGGCTACAAACTGGTCGCCAAGCGCGGTACAAGACAATGGGTTGATGAAGACGAAGCCGTGGCTATCTTAGGCGTTGCAGGCATTGACCCATACAAAGAACGTGAAGTGATTTCGCCTGCGCAGGCAGAGAAGTTACTTAAAAAGAGCAAGTTGACTTTGCCACCGGAATTAACGGTGTCATTGTCTTCAGGCACAACACTGGCAAGCGAGGATGACCCCCGCCCAGCAGTGTTGCAGTTGAGTGGCCTGACGGCTGCTCTTTCTAAAATCCAATGAAAGTTTAAAATGCAATTGACTACTTTTTCTTCGGCAAATCTGCCAGCGGTTTCTTCTTTGTCTACCTCACTGCGCGCGCTTGAAAAAGACGTTGGCCCGGCCGGTACTGTCATCCTCAAAATGGACAAGACAGGTCACTGGGTCTTTGGTGCAGACCAGACAGAAGCCGAGCCTGACTCCCTTTGGGCCATTAATCCTTTCTCGTTTATCCACGGCTTTATTGCTTGGGGTGATGGTGAAGTGTTGGGCGAGAAGATGGTCGGCGTATCTGAGCCACTGCCCGAACTTGAAAGCGCTCACAAGGACGCCAAGCGCGGTTGGGAAACTCAAATCGGTATGTCGCTCAAGTGCACCACTGGCGAGGACAAGGACATGGAAGCACGCTTTACAACCACTTCAGTGGGCGGCAAGCGCGCGGTTCAGACCCTTGGTGTCGCCATTGCGACGCAGGTCGAAAAAGACCAATCTAAGCCTGTGCCAGTTGTGCGTTTGAAGAAGGACCACTATCAGCACAAGTCTTACGGCAAAATCTACACGCCAGTGTTTGAGATTGTTGAGTGGGTTGGTTTGGACGGCGCTGCTGAAGAAGCCGCGCCCGTTGCTGAGGTAGAACCAGAAGCGCCTGCTGCTGGTCGCCGTCGCCGTAGCGTTTAAGTAAATCGGGGGCTGTTAAGCCAGCGTTCGAGGATGTTTCTGTAGGGATTTTCTGGCTTTCTCCCCTACCTAGACGAGACCAAATCGAAGCCCCCACCTATAAAGTACAGTATGGTTTATATCGATTTTGAGACCCGCAGCCGGTGCGATCTGAAGGCCAAGGGCGTCTACAACTACGCGCAAGACGCCAACACCGGTGTGCTGTGTATGTCCTACGCTTTTGACGATGGTGAAGTGCAGACGTGGACAGAAGGCCCGCTGCCCGACTTCACAGGGCACATGATCTACGCCCACAACGCCGCCTTTGAGCGGTTAATTTTTTGGTATGTGCTGCAACAGAATTACCCGCTTGAGTCGTTCTACTGCACCGCAGCACAAGCCCGGTCTAATTGCGCGCCTGGTAGCCTTGAAGATGTGGGTCGCTTCAGTGGGGCCAGCATGAAGAAGGACCACCGGGGCAGTCAACTGATCCGGCTGCTGTCCGTGCCCCGCGCTGATGGCACCTTCAACAACGACCCGACCTTGATGGCCGAGATGATCGCTTACTGCGAACAAGACGTGCGGGCCATGCGTGCCGTCAGCAAGGCCATGCGGCCACTGTCCGACGATGAGTTGGCCGATTACCACGCCAACGAGCGCATCAACGACCGTGGCGTCTTGGTGGACGTGCCCTTGTGCGAAGCCGCTGTGCGTTACGCTGGCGCTGAGATGGACGAGATACAAAAGATCGTCGCCGAAGTGACAGACGGCGTGATCACCAGCGTGCGCTCGCCCAAGATGCGTGAGTGGGTGTTGGAGCGTGTTGGCCCTGAAGCCAAAAAGCTGATGTGGACCGGCGAAAAATATTCTATTGACAAGACCGTGCGGGCTAACTTGCTTGCGATGGAGAACCATGATGAAGTCCCAGCCGATGTGGCCGAGGTTATACAGTGCGCCGATGACCTTTGGGCGTCGTCGGTTGCGAAGTTCAGCCGCCTTAAAAGTTTGGCAGACGAGGAAGACGGCCGAGTTAGAGGTGCCTTTGTTTTTGCTGGAGGCAGTGCAACAGGGCGCGCTTCGTCGTACGGCGCTCAAGTCCATAATTTCCCGCGTAAAAGCGCTCAAGACCCCGAAGCCGTCCGCACAGCAATGGTTCGAGGCCATGAAATCGTGCCACGATTCGAAAAACGCATTACAGACGTTCTGAAGAAAATGCTGCGCCCGGCCATCGTCGCCAAGCCTGGGCACGTCCTGATTGCTTACGACTGGTCGGCCATCGAAGGGCGCGTGCACCCGTGGCTGTCCAACTGCCCGGCAGGTGAGACTAAGCTAGATGTGTTCCGGTCGGGCCTTGACCCATACAAGGTCAACGCCTCTGCAACCTTTCGCGTGGCTTACGATGACGTCACGGGCGATCAGCGTCAGGTGGGTAAGGTGCAAGAGTTGGCGCTGGGTTTCTTAGGTGGTGCTGGCGCGTTCGAGGTGTTCGGCCGCGCCTACGGCATCCACTTGTCTGCTGGCGAAGTCGCCCGCGCTGTTGAGGGCTGGCGTAGGGCAAACTCTTGGGCGCAAGACCACGGCCGACGCTTAGAAGATGCGTACCTGCGCGCCATGAGAAACAAAGGGCATGAATTTGCCGCTGGAAGAATTGTGTACTTGTTTGATGGTCAAACCCTCTGGTACAGTCTGCCTTCCGGCCGGGTGCTTTGCTACCCCAACGCCAAGTTTGATGAAGAAGGCAACGTGACGTACACCAAAGCAGCTTGGAAGCCAGCAGCCGATGCAACCGAGTGGCCGCGCGCCCGTCTGTGGCGCGGTCTGGCTTGTGAGAACGTCACCCAGGCGGCTGCGCATGATGTGCTGCGCCATTCACTGCGCCAGCTTGATGACATCGTGCTGCACGTCCATGATGAGATCGTTGTCGAGTGCCCCGAGTCAACCGCCGAGGCTACGGCCGTCCACATCCACAAGATCATGTGTACACCGCCTGCATGGGCTGAGGGTTTACCCTTGGCCGCTGAGGGCGTGACCACTAAGCGGTATAGCTAAAAGAAAGCCCCTGCGGATTAGGCAGGGGCTAAATCCCAACTAAGGAGAGAGAACCATGTCCGATTTTATAGAGTTTTTGACAGAGTTAGCGCCAGAAGGCGAAACTTTTTTGATGGTGCGCCAAAAGCCACAGCTTAAAGACAACCAATACCAATACCACGCCGATGGCGCGATCAAATGCACATGGCCTGCCATGCTGCCCGACGCCAAGGTCAAGCCCTCTTGGGCGATCTACGGCAACACCGCCAGTTTTATCGTTGACCGCTTTAAAGACGGCTATCCCGGCGCGCAGGCTGCCAACTGCGAATATGTGCTGGTCATGGTGCTGGATGACGTGGGCACCAAGGCCACCATCCCACCGCTTGAGCCGACGTGGAAGATGGAGACATCGCCCGGTTCGTTCCAATGGGGGTATGTCTTCAGCGAGCAGCCGACCAAAGCCGAGTTCAGCGCCGCCATCGTCGCCATTGCTGAAGCCGGTTACACCGACAAAGGCGCGATCAACGCCGTTCGTAATTTCCGCCTGCCTGGTAGCGTGAACCTCAAGCCCGGCCGTGATGAGTTCAAGTCGGTGCTGGTCGAGTTTCACGCCCACCGTGACTTCACATTGCATGAAATATGCACAGCGCTTAACGTGACGCCCGGCGTGGCCACCGACGCATACAAGCCCATTCGCATTAGCGACGATGGCACCGATGACGTGATGGTTTGGCTGTCAGAGAACGGTCTGCTGCTATCCAAACCCAATCAGGAGGGCTGGGCTGGCGTGATCTGCCCCAACAGCACCTCACATAGCGACGGCAACCCCGAAGGCCGTTATCTGCCCGCAAACCGGGCTTATTGCTGCCTGCACTCGCACTGCCTTGACTTCACATCATCGGTGTTCCTGCAATGGGTGGCCGACAATGGTGGCCCCAAGCACACGCCCGGCCTGCGTGAGGAACTGTTAACGACTGCGATGGAGTCTGCATTAGCCAAACTGACGCCCACCGCTGAATTCCCCGACGTGGTGGCCGACGTGGTGGCAGAGGTTGAGCGCAAGGAACTGGGACGGCTTGAGAAAGACGGCTGGTATGAACGCTTTGCATACCTGCAAGACGATGACGCCTTTTTCGATCTGGTTGAGCGCCATGAGGTGGCCCGGTATTCGTTTAACGCGATCTATCGGCACGTCCCTTGCAACAGCATCCACGGCAAGCGCCCCAAGATTGAAGCGGGCACCTGTTTTGACGAGAATCGCCAAGCCAAGGGCGCGCGCATCTTGAAGGGCGTCACCTATGCCGCCGGTGAGACTATTCTTTGCTCACGCGATGGCATCGTGTACGGCAACCGCTGGCGCGATGCTCGGCCGGTGCCCGTGGCCGGTAACGTGAAGCCGTGGCTAGACCATGTGGAGCGCATGATCCCAGACGCTAAAGAGCGCACGCACATTTTGAACGTGATGGCGTTTAAGGTTCAGCATCCGAACCGCAAAATCAACCACGCCGTACTGCATGGGGGCAACCCTGGGTCGGGCAAAGACACCATGTGGGCACCGTTTTTCTACGCGATCGGTGGGCAGTCGCTGCGTAACGTGTCGCTGGTGCGTAACGAGGAAGTGACTTCACAATGGGGCTATGCCCTTGAGACCGAAGTGCTGGTCATCAATGAATTGCGCCAGTCTGAGGCCAAGGACCGCCGGGCGCTTGAGAACACCCTAAAGCCCCTAATCGCTGCGCCGCCTGAATTCTTGGCCGTCCAACGCAAGGGCTTGGCCCCATATGATATGGTGAACCGCCTGCTGGTCGTGTCGTTTTCTAACGAGCGCGTGGCGATCAATCTGCCCTCAGACGACCGCCGGTGGTTTGTGGCGTGGTCTGACGCGCCGCGCATGAGTGACGCTGAGGGTGAGGTGATCTGGGCGTGGCTTGAATCGGGCGGCAAATCAGCCGTGGCGGCCTGGCTGCACCAGCGTGACGTGTCCGCATTTGCGCCTGGTGCCACCCCAATGATGACCGAGGCTAAGGCCATCATGGTTGAGGCCGGTATGTCGGGCGCTGAATCTTTCCTGGTTGACCTTATGCGCTCGCGTATCGGTGAGTTTAGCCGGGGCGTGGTGGGCGCGCCGTGGCACGCGCTGTGCGACCGTTTGCAGGGCACTGCACAGGGTAGCGTCAAAGTCGTGCAACCGGCGCTCCTACATGCCTTTAAAGAGGCCGGGTGGGTTGACATGGGCCGGTTGAAGTCTCGCCGGTTCGACAATAAAAAACACATTTTCTGCGCGCCTGAGATGGCCGGGGTGAGCCGGTCCGAATTGCGCGACATGGTGGAAGACCCGCCGCCAGTGTCGGTTCGATTGGTCAAGTAAAAAAGAAGCCCCGTTAAGGGGCTTTTTTATAGGTCAAGCAAGATGGCCAGCAAGGCCGCGATTAAAAGGCTAACTAGAACGAGCATCCGCGCGGCCTTTCTCGATCAGCGTGCGCGCGTAAGTTTGATCCTCTGGCCGTTCGCTGGAAAGCATTGCGCGCAACTTGTACGCGATCGCCTGGGCCCGGTCTGGACTGGCGCGTTCGTACGCGGCGCCAGCGTTAATATAGTCCGATTCAGTATGATTCATATAAATCCTCTCCAGTGTATAGGGTAGCTGGCGCGTCGTTTAAAGGCTCAAATAGCGCGTTAACGTCCACGTCGGGACCGTATGGCATATTATGGGGCGCGCGTCGTCCTGGCTGGTACGTGTTCAATTCAAAGTACAGCCCCACATATTCCCGCGTGCTCATGCCGTCGTAAAACACCGGGTAGCGTCGTTTTTCCGCGCCCTTAGATTTAACAATTTTATGCTTGCCGGTGCACTTAGCGTGCGCCGCGTAAATGTCGCGCGCGTCGTTTACCCGGTACGTGGTCCGGTTGATTTTAATGGTTTGCATGGTTTACCCTTAAAACGTAAGAATATCAAAGTAAGCTAGTGCCAGGACCGTGAGCGCGCCAGCGACAGCTAGCACGGTTAAAAAGTCCATAGCGGCCGCGCGTCGTTTTTCAATAGCTTCACGCGATGGGGAATAAGTGTATTTCATTGTTTACCTTACTGTTACCGGATCAAATTGTCCGCGCATGGCCACCGCATGGCCATACACTGAAAATTAAATCGTACAGCACCCACAACATGGCGCATCTTCGCATCGGCCGCGCGAATTACGATAAAACGTCGTCGGACCGGTTTCCCCATAAAACGTGATTGTGTCGCTGTCGGGCTGCAGACTGGCGCGCCGGGTAGCTGTATCGTATAGGATGACGTCGCCGGGGTTTATAGGCGCGCCGGACCGGCTACAACGGCCGGGAAACTTAGCTGTCATCGTTTTGATCATGCTGTTACCTTAAAATCAAAAAATGTAAACATGTCACATGTGCTGCAATATGCGCGCCATTGACCGCGCGCCGGTGGGTTTTCTACCGGCGTCGGTTGACCGGTTAATGGCCGGTTACAGCTAAAACAAGGGACCGGTTGACCGGCCGCGATAGTAGGAAATAATTTATTCATGCTGCTACCCCAATTGAAATGACGCGGCGCGCAAACCCGGCCGCATGGTCTGCAATGACAATGTCTTTAGCAGCGTTTGACGTACCGGCGCATAACATGCAATTGACGCATGTCGTTTTGCGGCCACCTTCGGCCGATGCGGGACAAGCTATTTCACCGGCTTGTTTATCAACACCGACGGAAACCCGGAAAACCCGCATACCGTACAAGTTAGCTTGCGCGGCTTCGTCAATAGTGTCCGCGCTTGCCATAACAAGCGGCGACCATGCTGCATGATCAAACCGGGTATCTTGCCACTGGTGGCTGTAACCGGCATGTCCGGCCGTAAATTGTGTTAATGCTTGCCATGTGGCCACTGGCGCGGCGAATGGATCGCCGTACGTACCGATGCGCAAGCGCTTACCCGCGATAACGCGCGCGATTGTCGCCGGGTCCGCTTTCACGTACCGGCCGCGCTTGTATGCGTTAAAAACCGACAACACTGATTTTGCTACTTGAACATAGCATGGCACGTCGCCAGTCTCTTTAGCTAACACCGGCCGGTGCACGCACATGCCACACACTGAAACGTCGTCGCCGGTCTGCAGCGCTTGAACCGGGTTGACGTCGGACCGGATAATAAAAGTCTGCACCAGCGCGCCGGTTTTGTCGTTTTTTGATGCGTCGTTGATCTTATTGACAATGACGACAATCGGCGCGCCGTCAATTTCCGACGGACCTTCGTACGCGATATAACCTAAAATTTTGCTCATACTGTACCTTTACTTTAGTGAATGATGACCGGCTTGCGCCGGTCCGGGTTTGATTTAATAAGCTACTAAACAATGATTTTCAGTGTAGAACTTATGCGACAGCTTGCGATCCTTAATGATCGCCAGGATCATTTTTTGGTCTGACGCTGTACCGACGCGCTGCAGCGTCGCCAAAATTCGGCAAGCATGATCAATATACGGGCTGTCCTTAATTTCAAGTAATGACAGCGCTAAGCTCAATTCGCGGGTATTTGCTTTGTTCATTTGGTAGCTCCGTTGTTGTGTGAGACTACAGTGTAAGCGATTTCCGTACATAAAACGATGTCCACGCAAAATAGCGTAAAGAAATATGTAACAGAGTGTAACAGCGCAAATTGTGGCTGATTGTGGCCGATTGTGGACATTGTGGAGCGGTTGTGGACTGGTGATTTGGCGCGAGATTGTCCACGCTCTAAGCCCCTAGATTCAAGGCTTTGAGCATTTTGTGGACATTGTGGATAGTGTTTTTCTTATAGTGGGTAAAGGATAAGTACTATGTATATAAACACAGTAATACTCAATATGGGGTAGACCAACTGAAAACGCATTGTCCACATGTCCACATTGTCCACACTTTAGATCGGCGCATTTTGCTGGCGCGCGTACATGTGGGCATTGTGGACCATGCATTAATGCATCGTGTTGGTCCGCATGTGGACTGTCCACATTGTCCACAATCTAAGGGGGCTATGCGACCTGGTGTGGACAGTCCACTTGACCCACAGCCATTCCGGATTCGGCATGAGGGGGAGGGGGTAGGGCCGACGGCATAGGGCCTGCTGCAACGGAGCGTCTGCGAACAATTTTTTTGCAATGAAATTTTTTATTTTTTAAAAACCAACCGTCAAGTAATCCTTGACAGTTGGCGGCTAATTAAAAAATGCTTTATCATTCATGCACGCATCTACGCGGCCATACAACATATGAGTTTTTATTCACTGCCACTCGTCATCAATGAAGTGCGCGCCACGGAGGCGGTGCTTAACCGTATCTACGACGCGGCCAAGCTGGGCTTGAAGGGCGACAACCTGGCGCTGGCCGCAGGGCTGCTGCCCAAGGCGTACCGCCAACTGTGCGAGTTGGACCCGATCGCTGAGATGGCCGAACAGAAGGGCCGCGCTGAAGGCGAGATGACCGCATCCAAGCAACTGCACCAAGCAGCCGCCGAAGGCGACGCCAAAGCGGCGCTGGCCATTCTCCAGAACGTCCACGGCTGGGTAGCCAAGCAGTCCATCACTGTCGATGTGGACCAGCGCATATCTATCATCGGCGCACTGGCCGAGGCCGAACGACGCGCAGCGGATGTAATCGACGTCATAGCGCACGAACCCACGCCGACGCTAAAGGCCCGGTTGGCCCCTGCGCGGCAGAGGGCTGAATAATGCAAACCACACGCTACTCGGCCGAAGACGAACAAGAATTGATGGCGCGGCTATGGTCGCCGCAGTACAAAGACAACCCGCTGGCGTTTGTAAAGTTTACGTTCCCGTGGGGCGTCAAGGGTACGCCACTGGAGAACTTTGACGGGCCGCGCAAATGGCAGCGCGAAGTGCTGCAAGAAATCACCACCCAGATACAAGCAAACAAAGGCTTGGTTGACTTCAACACCCTACGGCACACGGTCTCGTCTGGCCGGGGTATCGGCAAGTCCGCGCTGGTCTCGTGGATCGTGCTGTGGATGCTAACCACGCGGATTGGCTCAACGACCATCGTGTCGGCTAACTCGGAAAGCCAGCTGAGAAGTGTCACATGGGCCGAGATTACCAAGTGGCTGGCTATGTCACTTAACAGCCACTGGTTTGAAGTCTCGGCCACCAGGTTGATGCCCGCCAAGTGGCTGACCGAACTGGTTGAGCGCGATCTGAAGAAGGGCACACGCTACTGGGGCGTTGAGGGGCGGCTGTGGTCGGCTGAGAACCCGGACGCCTACGCGGGTGTGCACAACTTTGACGGCGTGATGGTGATCTTTGATGAGGCCAGCGGTATAGACGACGCCATCTGGGCGGTGACGTCAGGCTTCTTTACGGAGAACACACCCAATCGGTTCTGGCTGGCGTTTAGCAACCCTCGGCGCAACAGCGGGTACTTCTACGAGACGTTCCACAGCAAGCGTGAGTTCTGGGTGACCAAGGTAGTGGACGCCCGCACTGTTGAGGGCACGGACAAGCAGGTCTATCAACAGATCATTGACGAATACGGGCCGGACTCTAGCCAAGCGCACGTTGAGGTGTACGGCGAGTTTCCCAACGCCGGGGACGATCAGTTTATCTCCAGCATGGTGGTCGATGACGCCATGAAACGGCCTAAGTATCAAGACCCGTCAGCGCCTATAGTGATCGGCGTGGACCCGGCGCGGTTTGGTGCGGACGCCACGGTGCTGGCGATCCGGCAGGGCCGGGATATTGTCAAGATCATGCGGCACAGGGGCGACGACACCATGACGGTAGTCGGGCATGTGATCGAAGCCATTGAGGAATGGAAGCCCGCGATGGTGTTTATTGACGAAGGCGGGCTGGGCGCTGGGATTGTGGACCGGCTCAAAGAGCAGCGGTACAAAATCAAGGGCGTTAACTTTGGCTGGAAGTCCAAAAACCCGGCGATGTACGGCAATATGCGCGCGCAGATTTGGGGCGATATGCGCGAATGGCTTAAAAGCGCCAGCATTCCAAACGACAGGTTCTTGAAATCTGATTTGATTTCGCCTATGATGAAGCCAGATTCCAAAGGCTCAATATTTTTGGAGTCTAAGAAAGACATGAAGGCGCGCGGTTTAGCGTCGCCGGATGCTGCGGATGCGATAGCGCTGACGTTCTCGTATCCAGTAGCCAGTCGTGGGGACTTGAGTGCCCGCACCGAGCGGCGCACGGTTTCTGAGCGCGGCGCAGTTGCAACTTCTTGGATGGGATTTTGATATGGCGACTAAGAAAAGTGTTTCTTTATCCGTTGGCCGAGGCGAGAAGTTGCCAGTGTCTAAGGGCGCAGGCTTGACAGCCAAGGGCCGCGAGAAGTACAACGCAGCTACGGGGTCAAACCTCAAAGCGCCAGCGCCTAACCCCAAGACTAAAGCAGATCAGGGACGCAAAGATTCATTTTGCGCGCGAATGGGTGCCGTTGCGGCTAACGCCAAAGACGGCGAACGCGCCAAAGCGGCGCTCAAACGATGGAAGTGTTGATATGGCTACCAAACCTGGCTTGTATGCCAATATCCATGCTAAACAGGCCCGCATCAAAGCTGGCTCTGGCGAGAAAATGAACAAAGTGGGCAGCAAAGCTGCACCTACGGCTAAAGATTTTAAAGACTCTGCCAAGACGGCAAAGAAAGGCAAATGATGGCTACTAAAATGTCCCCCAAAATGAAGATGTTTGAAAAGTCCAGCATGGACAAAGAAAAAGGCATGAAAGAAGGCAGCAAAAAAGACATGGCTGGCGATAAAAAGCAAATGCCTAAGATGGTCGTGACTGTCGCCAAAAAAAGGAAGTAACATGCCACTCGTTAAATCTAAATCGCCCGAGGCGTTCCGCAAGAACGTCAAAGCTGAGATCAAAGCTGGCAAGCCAGTGAAACAAGCCGTGGCAATCGCGTATGCGGTTAAACGTGCAACGCCGCCAAAGAAAAAATGACCCCAAAAGCCCTGCAAAACTGCATAATCATGGACCGTGATGTTGAGACTCACGCATTGTTTGTGCTGCCCCCCGGTGAAAAACTTCCAACGGGTGTGATAGTATCCGCTGGACCTGACTGCAAAGAACTCAAAGTCGGCGACCGGGTATACTTCGATGTAGGGCAAGAATTTACGCACATGGGCAAAGAGTATGTCCTGATGCGCGAACCTCACGTTTTAGGGGTCTTTAATGGCTGATCCAACCGGAATGGCCGCTGTGGCTAACGTAGCTGCTGGCGGCAAACCACTGAAAAGCGACTCAGACATTCTGACCGTTGCGCGCAGCCGTCTGGATATGGCCATTTCCTCGCTGTCTGAGAGCCGTGAGGACGAGATCGACGACCTGCGGTTCTACGCCGGTTCTCCAGACAACTGCTGGCAGTGGCCAGCGGACATTTTGGCCACTCGCGGCGCGGTCCAAGGCCAAGCGATCAACGCCCGGCCTACGCTGACCATCAACAAGCTGCCCCAGCACGTTCGCCAAGTCACCAACGACATGCGGCAAAACCGCCCAGGCGCTAAAGTCATTCCCGTGGATGACAACGCTGACATTGAAGTGGCGCAGATTTTTAATGGCATGATTCGGCACATTGAGTACATTTCTGACGCTGACGTGGCCTACGACACCGCCTGCGAGAACCAAGTTTCCTACGGCGAAGGGTACATCACCCTGATGACCGAGTATTGCGACGACAACACGTTTGATCAAGACATCAAGATCGGCCGTGTGCGCAACTCGTTCAGCGTTTACATGGACCCGATGATCCAAGACCCCACTGGCGCAGACGCCAAGTGGTGTTTTATCACCGAGGACTACACTAAAGCCGAATACGAACGCATGTATCCCGATGCGTCGCCCGTTTCTACGTTGCAGTCGCTGGGTGTGGGCGATCAGTCGATCAGCAACTGGCTGAACGAAGACACTGTACGCATCGCCAGCTACTACTACGTTGACTACGACAAGACCACGCTTAATTTGTACCCCGGCAACCAGTCTGCGTTTGTAAACACGCCCGAAGACAAGATGCTCAAGGGCATGTTTGGCAAGCCGGTCAAGTCTCGCGTGTCCGAGCGCCCCCGGGTTAAGTACTGCAAGATCAACGGTTACGAAATTCTTGAAGAAAAAGAGTGGGCAGGCAAGTGGATTCCCGTTATCCGCGTTGTCGGCAACGAATTTGAGGTTGACGGTCGTTTGTACGTGTCTGGCTTGGTGCGTAACGCCAAAGACGCCCAGCGGATGTACAACTACTGGGTATCCCAAGAAGCTGAGATGCTGGCGCTTGCGCCAAAAGCACCGTTTATCGGCTACGGCGGGCAGTTTGAAGGCTACGAAGACAAGTGGAAGACCGCTAACACCCAAAATTGGCCTTATTTGGAGGTCAATCCAGACGTTACAGACGGTCAAGGCGCTGTCTTGCCACTACCCCAGCGGGCACAGCCTCCAATGGCCTCTAGCGGCCTTCTGCAAGCCAAGGCGGGCGCTGCTGAAGACATCAAGTCCACCACTGGGCAATATAACGCTTCTTTGGGCATGGGTTCCAACGAGCGTTCGGGCAAAGCCATCTTGGCACGCCAGCGAGAAGGCGACGTGGGCACCTATCACTACGGTGACAACCTCACCCGCGCCGTGCGTCACGTGGCCCGTCAGTTGGTGGACTTGATTCCTAAAATTTACGACACACAGCGCATTGCTCGGATCATCGGTGAGGATGGCGAGACCAAGATGGTCAAGATCAACCCCGAGCAGGCCGAGCCAGTCAACAAGATCGTTGACCAAAACGGCATCGTAATTGAGAAAATCTACAATCCAGGCGTCGGCAAGTACGACGTAGTGGCGACCACCGGCCCAGGCTACGCGACTAAGCGTCAAGAGGCACTTGAAGCAATGGCACAACTGTTGCAGGGTAACCCTCAACTGTGGACTGTGGCCGGTGACCTGTTTGTCAAGAACATGGATTGGCCTGGCGCTCAAGAGATGGCTGAACGGTTTAAGAAAACTATGGACCCCAAACTGTTGTCCGATGCGGATGAAAATCCAGCATTGCAAGCTGCTCAGCAGCAGATGCAGGCAATGGGCCAAGAGTTGCAGCAGATGCATCAGATGCTGCAAGACGTTGGCAAGACCGTTGAAGTGCAAGACATGCACCGCAAAGACTTTGAAGCGCAAGTCAAGGCGTTTGATGCCGAGACTAAGCGTTTGACTGCTGTGCAAGCGTCTATGTCGCCCGAGCAGATTCAAGACATTGTTATGGGCACGGTCCACGGCATGATCACCTCGGGCGATCTGGTGGGTGAGATGCCCGGCCGTGATATGAATATGGAACAAGGGATGCCACAATGAAAGCCTGTGATTTTTTAGGTCTGTTGTTTTTGGCCCGTGATGTAGCGCACAGTGTTCACCTGAATACTCGCAGCTTTAGCAAGCACACGGCGCTCAACATTTTCTATGACCGCATTATTGATGCGGCTGATGATTTTGCTGAGTCCTACCAAGGCCGTCATGGTTTAATTGGACCAATTACGCTACACTCTGCAAAGAAAACAGCCAACATCATTGAATTTTTGGAAGACTCACTCGCAGAGATTGAGGCGGCCAGATATGAGGTGGTTGACAAAACCGATATGTCGTTGCAACAATTGATTGACAACATCATTGAAATTTATCTGCGCACGTTGTACAAGTTAAAATTCTTGGCATAAGGATCATCATGGAATTGCTCAACCCCCTATCTAAAGTCGATTACCCTGGTCGCACTGCTTCATATACTGGCACTGCAGGTAACACTGCTGACTGGAGTCCAGGTCCAGAGGGCGTGGTGATCTGGTCTACCACTCCTTGTTATGTTGAGATTGGTCCCGGCGCTGTGGCGACCACTGCCAGCACCCCAATCCCTGCATTCACACCGATTCCGTTCTACGTGGCTATGGGCACCGGCGCACCTTTTCGCGTGAGCGCAATCCAAGTGACTGACGCTGGTTCGATTTACTGCAAGCCAATCAATAAATCATGAGCTTTGGTGTCGCCCTCCGCAACGCACTAGGTCTTGGCCTTGGCGGCATCGCTACGCTGCTTTCAGGCACACGCGATAACGGTGCTTCGGTGGGCAATTTGCTTACTGAATCTGGCGACAACCTCGTCCAAGAAGACGGCGGTCAAATTCTTTTGGAGCCTTAACATGACGGTTCTTCTCTCTCCTGCCGCCGGTGTTGCTGCTCAGTTCTTCACCAATACCGGCGCGGTCCTGACCGGCGGTAAGCTGTACACCTACAACGCAGGCACGACAACACCCGCGCCTACGTACACCACTGTGGCTGGCAGTACGTACCATCCTAATCCGATTGTGCTGAATGCAGCAGGGCGCGTGCCCAACAGCGGTGAAGTTTGGTTAGACAACAACTTGCAGTACAAGTTTGTGCTGAAGGACTCCGCCGATGTCCTGATTGCCACTTACGACAATATCTCGGGCGCGTTTAATCCCGCAAACATTCAAGTTGTAAATGGTACTGGCAACGGCGTGCTAAGAACTTATAGTATGCCTACTGCGCCAGCAAGCATCTATCAGACAAACATTTATATCAACGGCGTGTATCAAATTAAAAACTCATACACTCTTGCGGGGACAACATTTACGTTCTCTGAAGCACCGCCTCCGACTTCGGTCATTGAGTTTCAATACTATTAAGGACAAATATGGCACTGACTAAAGTCTCATATTCAATGATCACTGGAGCGCCAGTTAACGTCAAAGATTTTGGCGCTGTCGGAAATGGCGTTGCAAATGACAGCGTTGCAATTCAAGCTGCTTTAGATACAGGTAACTCTGTTTTCTTTCCAGAAGGCACATATTTAATTGGTACAGCATTACAGTTAAAAACAACAAACCAAAATTTGTTTGGCATCGGAAGTAAGTCAGTTTTGCTTACGGCTACTGACATTGAAACGATGTATTCATCTACGTCTGTTTTTGGCGTTGTAATTTCTAATTTGTTCTTTTCAAACACTGTTTCAGAAGGTTCTGGTGGCCCAACAAAGTTTCAAATTCACTTTGGACCCGGCGCATCTGGATGTATCGTTCGTGAGTGCAATTTTTTAACTGCATTGACTGGATCAGTTGTAAGAACAACACACCATGCGGGTATTTGGTATGAGGGTGCAAACCTAAATAGCATTTTGGATTGTACTTTTGGTCAAGCGCAAATTTTGATGGGAAGCACCGACTCCACTATTCGTGGCGGGTATATTTATTCTTTTTGTTTTGAGTATGCAATTAAAATTGTTAGCGCGGGTGATGTGCTTGTAGATGGTGTTCGCGGAATTCTTGGTGGCCCATCTAAAGGTTGCATTTGGATTCCTAACCCCAGCTACATGAACAAGATTGTCAATAATTATTTTGGCGGTTCATATTCATATTTAAATATTGGTAATGGCATTACTGCGGATAAGCAGCAAGCAATGCACATTGGGGGGAACACTTTTCACGAAGTTGATGGGATTGGTATTTATTTAAGCGATTCTATTGGCGGCGTATCAATAACCAGCAATTCTTTTTTTGCAGGCAACCCAAAGCAAAATGACCCAACTTTTGCAACGCCAGGCAAGCAAGATATTTTGATTGAAAGTAATACATACCAAACCACTGGCGTTGTTATTACTAACAATACAATGGATAGGTTTAACGGGCCTATTGAAGATGGAATGCCTGGTATTGGTAAATCGTATTCAATTCAATTTAGTGGTGCTTTTACCGCCATAAATAATGTTGTTTCTGATAATACATTTGCTCAATCAACTCGCTATTATTCACCCGCAATCATAGGTGTTGCGGCTCCAAACACAAAAGTTGGAAACATCGGCATTGGTTCTGAATTCATTAACCAAATTGTTGGTGATTTAAATCTTGGGGCAAGCGGAAAATTTGTTAACGTATCAAATACCGCAGAAGTTGCGCCAGCTGGGGCAATTACATTGTCAATTAATCCTACCGCTGGTTTTGTTGGTGTTTTGTGCGTTGGAAACGTGTTGACAGGCACACTTGGTTTTAGCACCAAAACAATATTCGGGGTATCAAGCACTGGAACTGCTTTGGTTGCAACGTCACTTGCGTCACAAAACGGCGCAACTGCTGGTCGGTCGTTTACCGTGACCCAAGCTAGTGCTGGAATTATCACAATCACTGACACATCTGGTTCTGGTGCAAACTTACAACTGTCTGCCTCCTTTTCAGGCATGGCAACATTTGCTGGTTAATAGGAGAAAATTATGGCGATTAAAAAAGACATGACGTTGGTAGACAATTTTGGCATTGAAGTTACTATCAAAGACGCTTACACACGAATTGCGACCATTGAAGGAAGCAAAAGTTCAATGTGGGCTGTTGTTGAAACGTGGAACGCAGATAAATCACATGGCGTAACGGTAGAGAAAATTGATTTTCAACCCTTGCTTGATGGCAAGAATTTTATTGCTCAAGCATACGACCATTTGAAAACAATGGAAAAGTTTGCTGGCGCTGTTGATTGTTAATAGGATATATCATGGCAGATAAAAAGATTTCAGCACTAACCGCAGCAACCACGCCACTGGCAGGAACTGAGGTTCTCCCAATTGTTCAATCGGGATCAACTGTTAAAGTTTCAGTAGCAAACCTTACATCTTATGCGCCAGCATTTAGTGCTTATGCCAGTGGTTCTACTCAAGCACTATCCCCAGCAACTGATACAAAAATTCAGTTGCCAAGTGAAACTTTTGATACAAACAACAATTTTGACAACGTAACAAATTACAGGTTTACGCCGACAGTTGCTGGTTATTACCAAATTAATGCAGCTGTTACTGTAACTTCTGCCTCAGCTTTAGCAGGTATAGCGCCTGCCATTAAAAAAAATGGCACTGGAGTTGCTTCGGGAAGCGCGGTTGGTAACGCAGGGGTATACCCAACAGCATTTGTTGCTTCTGTTATTTATTTTAATGGGTCAACTGACTATGTAGAGTTGTTTGTTTATAACGGCTCGTCCACCATTGTAAGCACTAGCCTTGGGCAGTCACAAACATATATGAATGGTTCTTTGGTAAGGAGTGCATAATGAATATTTACGAAAAAATCAAATCTATTTATCCAGAGATTAAATTGGAAGATTTTATACCATCAGAAAACATAATTGTTTTGCAAAACGATGGTTATGGGGATTACATTAAAGAATGGAATCATCCAATTTTTTCTAAACCAACTGATGAGCAACTTGCTTAATTTCAAGGAATTCCAGCATAATGCTGAAAACACCGTATCGGCCAGGTTGACCGAGGAATCTTAGGATTCGTTTAAATGACTGAAGAAGTCCAAGCCCTAGCGGAAGTAGACTCCGCGCCAACCACGGATGTGACGGCCACACCTGAAGTTGCTGAAAGTACGCCGGAAGTCGCTGAGAATCAAGTTGAACAAGCCGAGGAAAAAAAATACTCCCAGGCTGAAATTGACGCGATGATTGGCAAACGCCTTGCAAGAGAGCAACGTAAGTGGGAACGAGATCAAGCGCAGCGCCAGTCTGAACAACAGACGCTGAGAGCCGCCCCAACAGCATCCGCTGACCAGTTCGAGTCTACTGAAGCCTATGCGGAAGCACTGGCTCTCCAGAAAGCCGAAGAACTGATCGCCAAACGTGAAGCTGCCAAGCAGCAGTCGCAAGTTCTTGAGAGCTACCACGATCTTGAGGAAGAAGCACGGACGAAGTACGACGACTTTGAACAAGTTGCCTACAACCCCAAACTTCCAGTCACGAACGTGATGGCTGAAGCGATCCAGTCTTCTGAGATTGGGCCTGAGTTAGCGTACTACCTCGGCTCCAACCCAAAGGAAGCGGAACGTATCTCGCGTATGACGCCGCTCGGTCAGGCGAAAGAGATTGGGAAAATTGAGGCCAAATTGGTTTCAGCGCCCCCAGTCAAAAAAACAACTTCTGCACCAGCGCCAATTTCGCCGGTGACTGCGCGATCCTCTGGATCGCCAGCGTATGACACTACTGATCCTCGGTCTACCAAGACCATGAGTGATTCGCAGTGGATTGAAGCTGAACGCCGTCGCCAGCAAAAGAAGTGGGAAGCGCAGAACCGCTAAACTTTTTTAGGAATTTGAAATGTCTAACAGTATTCTGACCATTGACATGATCACACGAAAGAGTCTCGAAATCCTCGAGAACAACCTTGTGATCACCCGTAACGTGAACCGCCAGTATGACGATTCTTTTGCCGTTAACGGCGCTAAGATCGGCTCCACACTGCGTATCCGTTTGCCCGACCGCGCTTTGGTAACTGACGGTGCCGCCCTGCAAGTTCAGGACGACAACGAACAGTTCACCACTTTGACCGTTGCTAGCCAAAAACACATCGGTGTCAACTTCACATCTGCTGAATTGACCATGCAGTTGGACGACTTCGCTGAGCGTGTCTTGAAGCCACGTATTAGCCAGTTGGCCTCCAGCATTGACGCTGACGTTGCTAACAGCTACAAGTACATCGGTAACACCGTTGGTACACCCGGCACCACTCCCGCCACTTCTTTGGTGCTGTTGCAAGCCCAGCAGAAGTTGAACGAGAACGCTGCCGTGATGACCCCACGTTACGCTACCGTGAACCCTGCCGCTAACGCTGGTTTGGTTGAAGGCTTGAAAGGTCTGTTCAACCCAACAGACACTATCAGCCGTCAATTCAAGAACGGCATGATGGGCGTCGGCGTGTTGGGTTTTGACGAGATCAACATGTCTCAGTCGATCAAGCAGTTCACAACCGGTTCGCGTACTGCTACTGGCGGTACAACTTCTGCTGCTGTGACCGCTGAAGGTGCAACCACCATCGCCATCACTGGTGCTGGCGCTAGCGCAACCATTGCTTTGGGCGACGTGTTTACTGTTGCTGACTGCTACGCTGTGAACCCACAAACCCGTGAATCCACCGGTTCGTTGTTCCAGTTTGTTGCTGTCGCACCTGTGACATTGAACGGCTCCGGCGCTGGTAGCGTGACTGTTGCTCCTATCTACTCGGCCGCTAACGCTTTGGCCACTGTGGATGCTTTGCCTGGTAACAGCAAAGCCGTCGTGTTTGTTGGCGCTGCTTCAACTCAGTACCCACAAAACATGGTTTACCACAAAGATGCCATCACCTTTGCAACTGCTGATTTGCTGTTGCCACAGGGTGTTGACATGGCTGCTCGCGCCGTCCACAACGGTATCAGCTTGCGTGTTGTGCGCCAGTACGACATCAACAACGACCGCCTGCCTTGCCGTATCGACGTTTTGTACGGTTACAGCGTGATTCGTCCACAGATGGCCGTCCGCATGTGGGGCTAATTTGAACGGGGACTTCGGTCCCCTTTCATTCGTTTTAATCTTTTTAAGGAAATTATCATGGCATTACCTAATGGTTCTGGCGGCTATCAGTTTACGGATGGCAACCTCAATGAAATCGTTATGGGCACTCAAGCTGCCCCAATCGCTAAGACAGCAGCGGCCACTTTGACCACCGCTGAATTGGCAAACGGCATCATTACTTACAACGGCGCAGTTGCAAACTTGACCACGCCTACCGGCGTGGAAATGGACGCAGCTTTCTCTAGCATGAAAGTCAATAGCTGTTTTGACATTTTCATCAACAACATCGGTTCAACTAACACTGTCACCTTGGCTGGTGGAACTGGCGTTACTTTGAATGGCGTTGGAACTGTTGTTGCTGGCGCTGCTTGCAACTTCCGCGCTCGTAAATCCGGTGACGGCACTTACGTGTTTAACCGTATTGCTGGCTAAATTAAATGGGGGCTTCGGCCCCCATTTTTAAAGGAACATCATGTCTAATAGTCAATCAACTGGCGTCGCGTATAGCGACCCTGAATTTACTACCTGCTATGCAAGCCAAGAAATTGGTTACAGCGCAGCAGCACAAGGCACTGTGACTCAATTAACAGACAAGTCCACAGCGGTAACGCTGAACAAGTCTGCTGGTCGTATCACCATGAACGCCGCGTCTTTGACTACGGCCACTAACGCTACATTCACCTTGAACAACTCGTTGATTAGCGCGAACGACACCGTGATTTTGACCATCTCTGGCGGTCAAACTACGCCCGGTTCGTACAACGCATTTGCCAACGCGCTTGCCAATGGTTCTGTCAGCATTACGTTGCGTAACATTTCGGGCGGTACACTGTCTGAAGCCGTTATCATCAATTTCTGCATCATCCACGGCGCATAAACCAAATGGGGGCTAATCACCCCCATTTTTAAGTATGAACATTGTCATGACCCATCCCATCCACGGCGCTAAAGTTGCCACGATGGAAGCTGAAGCCGAAGCAGATGAGCAAAATGGCTGGATACGCTACAATCCAGATACGCCTTCAGACTCTGAAGAAGCGGCCAACACACTTGTTGTAAAGCGCAAATACACCCGTAAGGTGGAAACTGAAGGAGTCTGAGCATGACCACGTACACCGCTGGCCAACAAATTGAACGAGCGCTTAGGCTGCTCGGCGTGCTTGCCGAAGGTGAAACACCGTCTGCTGCTACTTCTCAAGACGCTTTGATGGCGCTTAACCAGATGATTGATAGCTGGTCAACTGAGCGATTGGCTGTCTTCTCTACCCAAGATCAAGTATTTACATGGCCGTCTGGCCTGATTAGCCGCACGCTTGGCCCGTCCGGTGACTTTGTGGGCAATCGTCCCGTCACGCTTGATGACGCCACTTATTTCGTAGCACCCAACGGCGTGTCGTATGGCATTAAATTTATCAACCAGCAGCAGTACGATGGCATTGCGGTTAAGACCGTGACATCCACGTATCCGCAGGTCCTGTTTACCAACATGTCGTTTCCCAACATCGAGATGTTTCTATACCCTCGTCCTACTCAGGACATGGTATGGCACTTTATCTCAGTTGATGAATTAGATAAACCCGCCGATCTGTCTACGGTCTTGTACTACCCACCAGGTTATTTGCGTGCGTTCACGTACAACTTAGCGATGGAGTTCGCGCCTGAGTTTGGTGTTGAGCCAAGCCCACAAGTGCAGCGCATCGCCATGACCAGCAAACGCGATCTGAAGCGCATCAACAACCCTGACGATGTGATGGCAATGCCGTACTCCATGATCGCCACTCGCCAGCGCTTTAACGTCTACGCCGGTAACTACTGATGAAGTCGCCCATTCTCGGTTCGGCCTATGTAGCCCGGTCTGTCAATGCGGCAGACAACCGGATGATCAATCTGTTCCCTGAGATTATTCCCGAGGGTGGCACTGAGCCTGCGTTTCTAAACCGCGCTCCAGGGTTAAAGTTTCTTCAGCTTGTTGGCACTGGCCCTATCCGCGCGCTGTGGGCGCATCAGACCAATGGCAGCGACTTTTACATAGTGTCGGGCTATGAGGTCTACAAAATGACCGGCCTGACCGCCACGCCCGTCAAGATCGGCGACGTGTCGGGCACTGGGCCTGTCTCAATCGCCGATAACGGCGCTGTAATCTTCTTTGCTTGCAACGGCCCCAGCTACACGTATTACGAGCCTACGGGCGAGTTTAATCAGATCACAGACCCCAATTTCCCTGGCGCTGTGACCGTGGCCTACATCGACAACCTGTTTGTGTTCAACGAACCCAACAGCCAGCGTATCTGGAGCGTGGATACGGTCAACCCAAACAACGGCGACTACATCTACCCTCTGGTGTTTAACGCACTGGATTTCGCCTCGGCCGACGGATCGCCCGATGGTGTGGTAGCCATCAACGTAGACCACCGCCAGATGTGGGTGTTTGGTACTGACTCGGTTGAAGTCTGGTACAACGCTGGGCTTGCCAACTTCCCGCTGACCAACATTCAAGGCGCGTTTAACGAGATCGGTTGCGTAGCGCCATTCTCTGTTGCCAAGCTGGATAACACGCTGTGGTGGCTGGGCACAGACGCCCGTGGTCAAGGCATCGTCTATCGGGCGCAGGGCTACGGCGCGGCTCGTGTGTCTACGCACGCTATTGAGTACGCTATCGCGCAGTACGGCAACATTGCCGACGCGCTGGCGTACACGTACCAACAAGAAGGCCACTCGTTTTACGTACTGACCTTTCCATCGGCTAACGCCACTTGGGTCTACGATGTGGCCACGCAAGCCTGGCATGAGCGTGCCGGATGGTTTAACGGCGAGTTTATGCGTCACCGTAGTAACTGCCAGTGCAACTTTGGTGGCAACATCATTGTGGGCGACTTTGAAAACGGTATTATTTACACGTTTGATTTGGAAGTTTACGCTGACAACAGTCGGCCCCAAAAGTGGCTGCGTTCTTGGCGTGCGCTGCCCACTGGGCAGAACAATCTTAAGCGCACTGCCCAGCACACGTTGCAGCTTGAATGCGAGTCCGGTACGGGCCTGAATGATGGCCAGGGTAGTGACCCTGCCGTCATGCTGCGTTTCTCGGACGATGGTGGCCATACGTGGTCTAACGAGCATTGGTCTTACATGGGCAAGATTGGTCAATACTACAAGCGCGTCTTTTGGCGTCGCTTGGGAATGACGCTTAAGCTGCGCGACCGAGTGTATGAAATCTCGGGCACTGATCCCATTAAAATTGACATCATGGGCGCTGAAATTATTGCTTCACCAACGAACGCATAATGGCCGCATCCAACAACCAAATCACCGCGCCCCGTGTTGACTTCTTAAATCAAGAAGGGAAGATTTCGCGCGAGTGGTACATGTTTTTGTACAACCTGTATGCAATTACAGGCGCGGGTTCTGGCGTTACGCCAATCACTAATGGCGGTACAGGTTTAAGCACGCTGCCCACCGATGGCCAGCTATTGATTGGTAAAGCTGGCGAATACGTTCTGAATACGCTAACCGCAGGTCTTGGCATTTCGGTTACCAACGGACCAGGCACAATTTCAATTGCCAACACGGGTGTCCGGTCGGTGACAGGTACAGCGCCGGTGGTGTCATCTGGTGGGCAAACACCTGCTATTAGTATGCCTGCGGCCAGCGCCACGGTAAACGGGTATCTGACCTCGGCTGACTGGATTGTGTTTAACAGCAAGGCAGCGGGCAGCACAGCGCCGGTGACCAAGACGGCTGACTTCACGGTTGCAACAACTGACTACTGGCTGATCAACAACAAGTCGGGATCGACTTGTACCGTGACGCTACCCGCGCCAGCAACTTACTCTGGCCGCCAGTTGACGTTTAAAAACATGCAGCCTCAATTGCTGGTGTCAGCGTCTTCTAATGTAGTGCCATTAGACAGCACAACAGCCGGTACGGCTATCCTCTTGAATGTAGTTGGCAATTGGGCGACAATGGTGTCTGACGGCACTAATTGGGTAATCATGCAAGCTGCATCGAACAACAATCTGCTACTGGAGTAATGGATGCAAGTGACTTACGGTAAAGGATTTGAGGTTGCGCCAGCAAATTCAATGGTCGATAAGGTTAAAGCCTTGCAGACCGAAGTGTCAAAATTGCCGCAATACGAACCTGCGACAAAACATTATTTTCATGGCGGCATGTATTGCCGCGAAGTGTTCCGTCATGCCGGTGTTTTAGTGGTTGGGGCTGTCCACAAAAAAGAACATTTTTATTTGATTGTGTCGGGCACTGTGGCAATTACCACTGATGACGGCGCTCAAGAGGTTACTGGGCCTCACTTGTTTTCAAGTAAACTAGGCACAAAACGCGCGGTCTATGCAATGACTGACGCGCTTTGTATGACTTTTCACGCAATCGAGGCAAAAACTGTTGAGGAAGCCGAAGCCGAATTGGTTGAAGCAGAACCCGATAACATGTATAGTCCCGGTAATCAAATTAAACACCAACCATTAGAGGTGCTGCCATGACATTTTGGGTAGCTGGAGCCGTAGTCGGCAGCGCATTAATTGGCGGTAATGCTGCAAGCAGTGCTGCGTCTACGCAAGCAAACGCTGCAAATAACGCCGCGCAACTTTCAAATGCTCAGTATCAGCAAACACGGCAAGACCAAATGCCGTGGATGCAAGCCGGCCAAACAGCGCTTAACGCGCTGACGCCCTTGGCGACGAATTATCAAAAATTCGGTATGGATCAGTTTCAGCAAGACCCTGGTTATCAGTTTCGATTGTCTGAAGGCCAGCGTGCGATGGGGCATCAAGCAGGTGCCCGTGGCGGTTTAGTGTCGGGCACATCGCTTAAAGCGATGCAAGATTACGCGCAAAATTCAGCGTCTAATGAATATCAAAACGCGTTTAATCGCTATCAAACTGAACGTGCCGCTCAATTAAATCCGTTGCAATCATTGGCTGGCGTAGGTCAAACGACTGCTGCTCAACTGGGCCAAACAGGCGCGGCTAACGCAGCCAATATGGGCAACTATTTGACTGGCGGCGCTGCGGCGCAGGCTGCTGGACAAGTGGGCAGCGCAAATGCATTGACTAGCGGTTTGGGGACTTATCTAAACTATAACCAAGGTAATAATTTGGTGAACGCGTTAAGCAATCGTAATTTAATTAGCCAATATGGCGCGGGCAATGTGTATACACCTCAAGGTGGTGGCAACACAAATCTTAGCTGGAATGGATTGGAATAAAAATGGCAATTGATCCAAATATCGCCCTTGGCGTTCGGCCCATTGAAATTGCTAATCCTTTAGCGCAGTACGGTCAAGTCGCGCAGCTTCAAGCCGCACAAAATCAAAATCAATTGGCGCAATACCAACTTGGCGCGGCTCAACGTCAAGATTTAGCCCAAAACGCTTTGTCTGAAGCGTACAAATCTGCGTTTAACCCTGAAACTGGCGCGGTCAACAACGCAATGGTTTTGAAAAGTTTGGCGAACGCTGGCGCGGGGCACATGATTCCGGATGTGCAAGCCAAGTTATTTAAAGCCGAACAAGAAAAAGCCGCGCTTAAAAAAACAACAACCGAAACATCCGGCATGGAGTTTAAACAGCGGATTGACAAAGCCACTAAAGCTATATCTGACATTGCCGCGCTGAACAATCCACAAGAAGCTATTGCTAGCATCGACCAACATTTGGCCAATGGGGACATCGACCAACAAAAAGCTGACATGTTAAAAGGTCAACTAGCTCAAGCGCCGTCGTTTAATGCTTGGCAAAAAGGAATGTTGACAAACATCCTAGATGCTAAAGAACGGTTGACAATGACTGCGCCCAAACCAACCGCAACAAATTTGGGTGGCAAGATTGTATTTTTGGATTTGAATCCAAACAGCCCAACATTCCAAACAGAAGTTGTACCCGCGCAAACTACCACAATGACGCCAGGCGAAATTGCGTCTAACCGCATTGCTCAAGGTAACTTGGCGGTTAATCAAAGTCAATTGGCTTTGGCGCAATCTAACGCGGCTAAACCTGTGTTTAACGCTGCGGCCGGTGGGTTTGTTTCGCCGCCAAGTAAAGAAAATCCGCAAGGCGGTTTTACCCCGGTTACAAATATTCAAGAAACAAAAGATCAACAAGCGGCTATTAAGGCTTTGAAATCTGCGGGGTATGATCCCGTAACTGGCGAAGATAATATTTCCAAGTTAATTTCAAAATCAACTAGCGGTGGTTTGCAAGCTGGGACAGCGGCTACGCTTGCTTTCTTTGGTAAAACTACCGAAGGGCGTAAAGCAATTGCCGCACTAGAAGGCACGGCTAATCAAATTGCCACCGATTTGGCGGGCGGCAAACTGGGCGCGGGTATATCTAACACCGACCGCGAATTTATTGTAGGCGCGTTGGGCGACGTTTCTAACCCAATGAAGACGTCGGCTGAACGACTGGCTGGCTGGACCGCAGCAAAGAACCGCATGATGAGCGCGGGGGTTATTCCTGCGCCCGCTGGCGTGGCCAATACGCCTGCACCTAACATCGACGCTTTACTTAACAAGTACAAATAACTATGGCAACACTTGAACAACTTAGCGCGGCGTTGATCAAGGCTGACGCTGCGGGTAATACCGCAGATGCCAAAGCATTTGCTGACGCTATACGCCAAATGCAAACCGCGCCAACAAGCACCGGTATACCCGGCCCCCGCGAGCCATCGTTTTACCAAAAAGCGCGTGAAATGGTTTCACCCACCGTTGAAGCCTTGGGCGCGGTGGGTGGCGGTGCTTTGGGTTCAATGGGCGGCCCGTTAGGCACTGTTGCTGGTGCTGGGCTGGGTTACGCAGGCGCTAAAGAATTATTGAAGTTTGCAGACACTATGGCTGGCCAAGGTGGCCCTAAAGAAACAATGGGGCAGGCAGCTACCCGGCAAGCTCAAACAGCGCTTGAAGGCGCTACTATGGAAGCCGGTGGCCGTGTCATTGCACCGCTGATTGGTAAAGCCGCTGGCGCAATCGCGGACTTACGCCAGATTCCCGCTCAAAAAGCTGCAACAATTGCCCGTAACGCGCTTGGCCCTGACATGCCTGAAGTGTTGAACGCGCTCAAATCTGCGCAAGGCCAAAACGTAACCGCAGGTCAAGCGGCTGCCAACATTAACAGCCCTACTTTTCAAGCGTTGCTTGACCGGGCGGCGCAGCGCGACCCTCGTTTTCTTGAAGCCCTCAAGGCGTCGCAAGGCGATGTGTCGTTAAACGCGTTGGCCAAGCTGGCTGGTGGCACTACGGCAACTGAAATTCGTGCGGGCACAGAAGCCAACAAACTTAACGTCACCAAAGTTTTGGAGCCAATGAAAGAGAGCGCTCTTAAGCGCGCTAACTTGGGCCAGACTACCGCGCAATACGCAAACGACGCTGAACGCTTGGCTGCTGAAGCTGCGCAAAAAGTACAAGACGTGCGCCGCTTTGAAGGTGTCCTTGAAAAAGGCCGTGGCCCCGCGCTTGCCCGAACTGCGTTGATTGAAAAAGGTCAACCAGTTGGCGCAACAAAATACACTTACCTTGGCGGCGATCTGCCCGCGTTAGCTGAAAAAGCATCGGCTGATGCAGCGCAAGGTTCACTGCAACTGGGCGACGCTGCGCGGTTTGCGCAAAGCGCGGCAGACGCGCTGGCGCAAAATGGTATCAAACCATTAAATACCACGCCGCTGTTGCAAAGCCTGCAAGGCCGTGTCACCAAAGAATACGCGGGCAACGACGTAATGAAGGCTGCGGTTAATAACGTCAGCCGCGACATTGCAGAATGGACTAACAACGGCGGCGTCATTGACGCGTTTGCTTTGGATGCTATTCGTAAGAACTCTGTTAACGCCGCCGTTCGCGATCTGCTTGCAGGCCAAGACCCAAGCATTCAAAAGAAAGCCGCTGCTGAAGTTATGGGCAACATTCGTCCATTGATTGTTAAGGCAGTTGAAGACGCTGGCGGTAAAGGCTACGCTCAATACTTGGGCAATTACAGCAAAGCCATGCAAGGGATCGCAGAAAAGAAACTTGGCGGCGAAGCGTTGGCGATGTACAAGACAAACCCCGATTCGTTTGTCAAACTTGTGCAAGGTGAAGCGCCAGACGTTGTAGAGAAAATCTTAGGCCCCGGCAAGTACGACATTGCCAAGGAACTGAGCGACAACACTGTGGCGTCGCTGCAAGAACAAGCGGCCAAAGTTATTCGCGACACCAAAGTTGCAAGCCAAACTGCCGCAGGCCAAGACGCACTTAAAGAACTGCTGCTCCAGCAAATCTCAAAGCTGCGCGTTCCGTCTTACCTAAGTGCAGTGGCCGCGACAACCAACAAAGCGCTGTCTATTTTGGAAAACCGCATTGGCACGCGAACAATGGACGCGCTGACAAAAGCGTCGCAAACACCTGGCGGCGCGGTTAAATTGTTGGAGACGTTGCCAGCCACTGAGCGCAACCGCGTTATCAACATACTGTCTAATCCACAGCAATGGAAACCCGGCGCGTCCGCTGCGGTAACTAACGCTCTTATGCCAGAATCCGAAAATCAAAACGCATTGGTGAAGTAATGGAAGTTCAACAGTTATTCAATATCGCGCTGGGTCTGGCTGCTTTCTTTGGCGGCTGGGTACTGAACAACATCACGCGCACTTTAGAGCGTTTGGATACCGACATACGGGCAATGCCAAGTACATACGTATCAAAAGATGATTACCGCCGCGACATTGATGACATCAAAGAAATGCTTGGCAAAATCTTTGATAAGTTGGACAACAAAGTGGACAAGTAATGTTGGACCCCATAACGATCAGTGCGGCGTTTGCTTTAGCCAAAAGCACTATCGCGGGGGTTCAAGAAGCCATCCAGATGGGCAAGGACTTGCAGGAATGCAGCGGCGACCTGATTAAGTTTTTTGAGATGCGCGACACGGTGGCTAAAGCAGCCACACAAGATAAGGGCAAGAAACGCTCAGAGATGGGCCAAGCCCTTGATACGGTGATGCAGGCCAAGGCGCTCAGAGATGCAGAAAAAAAGCTAAAAGAACAATTGATCTATTCAGGCCAAGGTGATGTTTGGGAAGCAATACAGGCTGAATATAATCTGATTCAGGCTAACCGTAGGCGTGAAGAACGCGAAGCCGAGGCAACTGCAAAGCATAAGCGCGAACAGATGGCCGAGATGGTTGAAGGCGTGTTCTACGGATTGGCTGGGTGCATCGTCGGTGGCCTAATTTGCTGGGGCACTGTCGAGTTTATTATTTACAAGATGAGGCTTTAAATGAATGAACTACTTTCTCTCCTCAAAGGCTTTGCGCCTGCCCTTGCTACCGCTGTTGCTGGCCCTCTGGGTGGCGCTGCTGTGTCTGCTATTGCCTCTAAATTTGGCGT